CGTGTGTCACCAACTGCCGTGCGAATGGCTTAGGTCGTGCTACTAGCCGATTGTTTACATTCTTGGATTGCTCAAGGTGTAGAGAATGTACTCCATGTCGCTCGGCTTCCAAACCGCTGCATGACATCCAGCCAACTCACACGCTTTCAGCCAAACTTTTTGACCAGGTGTTGTCTTACCCTTCTCTGCTTTCAATTCAATGACCAACGGCCGACCGCCTTGGAATGGGTGAACCATGAACAGATCAGGGAACCCCACATCACCTTGCACATGTGTTGCCCAGCGTCCTCGACTGTTCTGTGCCGGCAAGTCATGGTGAATGAGCCATCCGTAACGCTTGGCGATGCTGATGACAACATCCTTAAAGTCGGCTTCGCTGATCTTTGGGTCAAGTTTCATTACAGCGATGCCATGTACGTCTTGTCTGCAAGATGCTTAATAGCCCAACGCACGTATTGCCTTGCTTCGTGCTGTTCAGGGTCAACCATGCTGTTATACACGGCCTGCAAACGCTCGATGTTTGTAATCAGTTCTTCCAATGTCATTTCAGTACCTCAATAATTCTGCTTGCTTCATGTGATTTCAACAGCTCTAAAACGGCTTCGTCGCTGTTTAGTTCGCGCTGGATTAACTCCAATAGTCGAAGATCATCCATGCCGGCATCTTTGGCCAGTTTCTTGATGTAGCCAATCTGCTTAGGCGTAGCAAATGCACCAGAGGGTGTGTGCGTTTGCGGTTGCGGTGGAGTCGTTAGGCGCTCAACTTTTTGCATCTCATTGCGTGACGGTCTAGGGCCACTAGCAGGCGCCTGTAATGGGCAGTTCGCAATCGCGCGACCAATCGCGCTGGTTTCACAGTTTTCCACAAACGACGTGGCATTGACACCGCGGTCGCTTTTGATTTCTTCTGCGTAGCCCGTAGCGACTGGCACCTTGTCTTCTTTGTCGGCGTACAGTTCGCAATAGAACACGCAAGCGTCGCCTGTGTAGTTCATCATCATCGTGTACACGCGCCCGTTTGGGTATGCAGCCCACCAGCGAACTAGACGTGATTCGACTGTTTCGTAGTTGCTTAGATCAAAGCCCATTAGATGCCTGCCCAGACACTTAAACGCTGTGCATGGTCATGTGCGCCACCGCGCTGTGCGTATGCCAGTTCGCCTGTGTTGCGGATAATGCCACGACGCGCAGCTGCGTTCAGCCGTCCTGCGATGCCCTTGGTAACTGGGAACTGGTCGCCCAGGTGTTGCCAAATGTCGTCAGATGTAAAGAACCCTTTTGTGTGCGCAACGTGCACAATTGCAGCGTCAACTTTGCGTTGTTCTTCGGGTGTCCATTTTGTGTCTGCGCTTGCTTGCGATAACGCCATGCCAACAGCAAACGGTTTTCTTGCCGGCACACGGCCGTCACATACAAAGTGTGTTTTGCCTGTGATCTCTGGGTAGGCGATTGAGCCTTTGCAAATTGTGCAGGTTTTCATTGTCGGAATCTCCCTTGTCGGTTAGGAATGTGCTTGTAGTGCTTTGATTGCTAAGTCGAGTGTAGTCACATCGTGCAATGGCATTGGTTCTTCTAGTGATAGCGAGTTTTTCATTGCGCGCAAACGGCGAATGATGCTTGCGTGTGGGTTTGTGCTTGTGTCAGCGATCTGGTTAATCAGATCAAAGATTGCCATGTCGTGTCTTGTTGTCATTGTTTGCTCCAATACCATCCGTCGGGTTTCTTCAGTAAGTTCGCCTTGATTCCATGCACAGCCTTCACTCATTTAGTTGCACTCCATGGCCCCCAGCCGTAACCGTGACGCTCGACGCCGTAGTTGTAAATCGCTAACGCTGCGCGCAAATTAACATCAGCCTGTAACAAGTTTTCTGCGCTAGTAATAATGCCGGCATCAGTTAACCATGGTGTCCAGAATCCGTTGATCTGCATTAGTCCGCGCGACCCACCGTTTGGGTCTTTACCGTTGTAAGCGTTTGGTATGCAGCGTGATTCACGAAACATGATTGATTCGAGCACGGTTCGCTGATCTACAGGCCAGCCGAGGTTTACGGCAAGCGCGCTGAACTGCTCACAAGCCGAGCTGTACGGGTCAATGTAAATCGTGGACGACGTACTCGATGTTGTGGTGCTTGGCTCTATCAAATATGGCGCTAGGGCGATAGTCCCAGATGGGCTACCAGACGCCTCAGGAGCCCCTACAGCGACCGTAAAGCCAAAAACCGTACAAAGCACTAGCCCTATGATTTTTTCTGCAAAGTAGTTCATCGTTTCTCCAAAGGTATGGGCTGACCCCACGTTGAGGTTGCCGTTCTAAATGCGATTTGTCCCAATAGGAACTTGCCCGACTCTGGGCTGGTAAAGATCTGTACCAAGATTTCTTGGCCGTTGTCCATCACTCCTGTATAGACGCTGTAATCAACGATCTGCGGTTCAGTCATTGCCTGTCCTTTTGTCGGTACTCCGACCCTAGAACATAGATCAAGCCTTAGGTGGGATTTCCCCAAACACCTTTAAGAATGCGGCTTTTACCCAGATCACCGAGTCGGCAGCCTGAGGAGAAATCTCAATGTGGAACCACCGCCCGCCAGGTGCACCTGACACGGTTTTGGTTTCGTAATCTTTCCAAGCCTGTCGATCACAACGCCAAGCGCGACCAAACTCTTTAGGAAAATAATCAATCACCATCTGAATGCCGAGGTCGTTTGCGTTGGCAATCATTTTGTCAATAAACGGCAAAGCGTTTTTGCGTGATGCGTTGGGGTTCTTTTCGCTTGTGGTAAAGCCAGCGTCCCATGCTCTACCCGTGGCGTGCACGCTTAGCGTTCCTGGTTTTCCTTTGACGTCGCGCTGACCCCAACTTCCAAGATTGACAAACGCGCCATTCGAATGCGCGGTTACTTGCTTAATAAACTCGTTCATGCCGGCACGTGGTGCTGGTGATGCACCGTCGGCGTTGCCGATGTAGTCGCGTGCGTTTGGAACGCCAGCCTTAGCTTTTGCTACTGCCACGACCAAACTTCATGTCTTTAGGGTTGAAGTAACGCAAAGCCGTTGGGCAGACCGCGCCGATCGCAGCTGCTAAAAGCGCCGATGGGTTGGTGTTGCCTGTTACGGCTAACGCAACGACTGCAGCGAGCATTGAACGCCCGTATGATGCGAGTAGGGCTTTGTCACTTGGTTTCATGTGTTGGCTCCTTGGGTTTAGATTTTAGCCCGTTTGAGGCCACAAGACCTGACAACGTGCCAGTCATGAACACAGTCAACGTGGATAGCAGGTCTATAAACGCGGCGTCATTTGGTGCTTGTTTGTCTATTGGTTGGGTTACAAACATGAGCGCGTACACAAACCCGATAACGGTTATCGCAAACACGCCGGCAAGAACTATGCCCACGACAACGATTAGTCGAGCGTGAAGTTCCTCTGGTTTAAGGCGTGGTCTCATAAATTAAATCCCTTGTGCACGTTCCAGATGGGTTGCAGATCGGTGGTTGACATTCTGGCTTTTTCCAGTTTGACGGGTCTTGGCATGGGTAACGATATGAGCCGTCATAACTACACCCAGAGCATCCCCACACAACGACCGCTATTAACGCGGCGTAGCCGATGAGGTAACGCCAACGCACTACTTTTTCTTAGTTGGTGCTGGTGGGTATGGGTTTGCGTCTTTTATGGCTTGAACTGCAGCGTCCCAGTCGGCTTGGGTTTTTGTGCCACGTTGCCATTCGAAGAAGATCGGGTCGCTTTTTGCGATGTATTCGTTGTGGCGTGTTTGGCTTACCGCGTCGTACTGGTTCTGGTAGTCAACAGTTGCCCATTGTGCGTCTAGTTCGGCTTGTGTTGGTTTTGGTGACTCGTCCAACCAGTCAAGGCCGTCATAGGTATCGCCGTTAAGTGACCATTGTTTGTCGGCATAATGGGCGGTCAATACTGCTGCGTAGTCGGTACTCATGCGCTGATCTCCATAACGGTAATGCTTGACGGTGTGACGCTGAATTGTGCGCTGTCGCTGTCGGTTCCTGCTTTATTCAAGATAAATGTTCCAGCTGCATTTCGTCGAGCCTCAACTTGGTACGTGGTTGCCGATGTAGTTGCAGGACTGTCTAGAAAAACAATGTTGCCAGGCAAAATTGAATGCGTTACGCCCCAGTCAACACGGTTGTTGCTGTATAAAGCGGCTCTTACTCGGTTTGCGCCGTTTGCGTCACCAACGAAAGTTGAAGAATTACCGCCTGAAAGCCTGACTGATGCGCTGTCGTTGCTGGCGCCCGATACAGAAAAGTTGACCATTGCCACAATCAGGATTTTACTTGTTGTTGACGATGGTGTGATAGTTGCAGATAAACCTGTTACAGCCGTAAATGTGGCGCTAGTGGTTGTAAATGTGTCAGTTTTTGCGGTGCTAACGACTTGCAAAACTCGAAACGCGCCGCGCAAAGCGTTTTGTTGTGCTGCCGTTAAAACTTGTCCTGCGACAAACGTGGCTGGAAGCGTGGTTGGGGTGGCCATAGTTCTCCTTATCCTAAAACATTCTCTGCGTCAAGTGTGCCATACACGGCGTCATCCAAGATCAGTTCGTACACAATCGTGGTTGGCGCGGTGCTGTAAAGGATGCGGTGGCCTGTGCTGAAATCCAGATAATGCTCGATGCCCTCAACCGACAGCTCTTGCGCCAATTGGGTTGTGCCAGCACCGCTAGGGAATGTTTTTTCTATTTGGATTGTGTCGCCAATTTCAAGTGTGGCCAGCGTGTCGCGCTGTGCGTCGGTCAGCATCAGGAACTTGGTTTCAACGCTTGTGTACCGTGCCTCTGGGTTTGGGTTGAGCAGGTATTCAGCGGCAGTTTGGATTTGGCCTGCCTGATGCAAAAGGCTGTTAGTGATGCTGGCAGTTTGAATGAAATATGTGGCAATTGATGTGGCGTCGTCAGCTGTGTATGTGGTGCCGTCCAGCCCTGTTACCACCGATCTATTGATTACGGAATCGGCCTCAAAACTAATGCCTACGCCGTCGTATTTGTACCCAATGCCGGTATCTGTAAACGATGCAACAGGCGCGCTAAGGGTTGTTCCTATGCGGTCTTGGAATGTAAACACGCCTTCCCTCGACATAAACACACGCCCAAACTCGGCTGTTTCGTTGATCTGGGTAATGTACTGCAACACGTTTGTTCCTGCTGGCACGTTGTACGCGCTGTCATGGCCAAGGTCAACGGTGCCCGTAGCGATGTCACGCGCTGCGACAGGGAAATTTACTTCTGGCAAATCCAGCACGGTTTCAATGCGTTCGCCTGATGTTTCTGGGGACGGGTTTAACGCGTCTAGATAGGTTTGAGCTAGCAGGTAGAATTGGTCAGCGCAATAGACCGTCACGGTGTCCAGACCGCCTAAAGCGAAGTTGTAGTCATAGTTGACGATGTAGCCAGAGAATATGTATTCCTCGACATCGGTTGCGTCGTAGCGCAATAGTTTGACTTCGCGCAATGGGGCAAGCCCTGGCTTGGCTTCTGAGGTGTCCCAATAGGGCGAGTTTTCATCAAACGGATTAAAAATCCCTGAGACGTCTTGGATAGTGAACGACATGGTGCCTGCGCTGAATTGATCGCCCACGTCACGCCTACCGCGCTTGACGGTAATTCGAGTGGTTGAGTCCATGACGCTGGCAAACTCGGTGGTGCCGTCTAGCACGTATTGCGTATTGTCTAAAACGCCTTTGGTTGCAGAGTCAAGGGTAAAGCCGTCTTGAATAAAGCCTGTGGCAATTTGCAGGTCGTAATTACCTGAATCAACTACAGCTGTGCCGGGCATCACGCCACCTGTAACTGCAACGGCCCAGCGCTACGCGAATAAGCGCGCAAAGCGTTAACAACCGACTCACCAATTTCGGCGCTAGTAGCAAGTCCGCCCGTGACGTTAATGGTCACTCCCCCGCCAGTATTTAAGCGCTTTAATGGCACTACGGCTTCTGGGCCTGCTTCGCCGATCAGGGCAAGAGTAGGGGAGCTGACAATTCCACCTTCGGCCATGCGCGGCAGGTTCATGCGACTTGCGGCTTGTGTAGCCGAGTTGCCACCAATGCTGGGCAGGTTGACGTGGGCAATCGTCTTGATGTCTGGCGCAATTGGAATGGCGTTGTAAGCGCGAATGATGCCATTGACCATCATGATCGCACCATTAACCACCGACTCGAATGCGCCAAGGATGCCGTTAATAATTGCATTTACGCCTGTGC